AGAAGACGCAACCTGCTGCTCTGCTCTTTGTAAGAATTTAGAGTGTATTAATGGGATAATTGGATTGCAATCTGATCTAGTAGAGTATCTAAAGTATGAATCGTCCGTTATTGAACTTGCGCCACGAATAGGGAATGTGCTAGATGTAGCTACCCCATTATAAGTATTTAATGATCTTAAATCTTCACACCTATCATAAACTTCAGGTATTGTTATCAACGATAAATTATCGTATAACCAAGATTGATAAGTTGCTATTGGAGTAAATTTATTAGAAGATGGAATGTACCCTAATGGTTTATATGTGTCGTAATTTTTGACAGATGACGGAGCTAAATATCCCGGCATATTAAACCCAGTACGATCATACCATCCCGACTTGGGTAATAAATTTTTGTAGTTTCTCCTTCTAATATTTGTTCTATTTACGGAACTAAGCGCAACATCAGAAAAATCGGTTATTTCATCAACTTGTGATCTGGAGAAAGTTCTCCCTAGTGAAGACATATTAGAGCCTAAGCGAACAAATCCAGAATTAAATGTTGATGCTGTGAATATATCCGCAGAAGGAGAATAATTTATTTTTATAGAATTATACTCATCGTAATCAGCGGTATCAGTATCTTCTAAACCAACAGATATCAAAGGTATCGCATGCGCGGGGGTGAATTCATAAACAGATCTAAAAATACTCTTTAACCCTTCAGATGTAAATATGTCATTAGAATATTTATTAAAATCAAAAGAGCTAGCTTGCAAAGCTAAATTAAATGAAGATGATTTACCACTCCATAAGGGTAAATATTTTACTTTATCCTTTTTAAAATTAGATAAGATATCATTTCTGTTTGGTGGAGTTAGTGAGCTAGGTGTAAAAATTAACCAGTTGTTATTAGTGGATAGTGAAGATTGAGAATCCAGAGTGTTTTCTAAAATTAAATTTTGAAATGCTACTACCACATCTACACTTACACCAAAGCATAAAAGCCTATCAACAAAATAATTTACTAATCGTTTATCTAATCTGCAATATCTATAGTATTTTTCTAATTCCCATGGAGGTAGCACATTTATTACATTTCTATAAGAAAATCTTCCGTTAGCGTCAAAAGGAACATTACCTACATAGAAATTTTGCGGGTATAATAAATAAGCCTGATAAATAATTGAATCAACCACAAATCTAACATTGGTATCCATATCATTTGGTGAATAATTTGGAATACCAAGTGCTTGAGATCTTTCTATAGTCCAAGTACTGAAATTAGATAATGCACTAGATTCTGTAGATAAAAGTAATATAATAAATTAGGAATATACGATTCGTATAGCTCTTCTATCTGAGAGCTTAATGCAAAAGAAGTTTCTCCAAAGGTAGATTGTAAAACTAATTCTAATCCTTTTTTAGTACCTTTAGATTTATAAATATTTATTGCATTTTTTAGTTGTATTCTCCACTTATCTGGATTATTACCAATCAACTCCCAAGAAATTAAGTCTGCTATTCTAGGCAAATATTCTTCTGGGCATCTATCAATATCGTACAATAAATTTAGATTATTTATTTGATTATTAACATCATATAAAGAGTAACTAATTGCCGTCAAAAATTTTGTAAATGGGCCAGCTATAACCTTTTCTTTACTAACAGTCTGCGTCGTATTGTATAATTCAAAAGCATCACGAACTCTATAGTCTGTACTATCGCTCAATAATGGGGAATAAAGTACATCAATTAAAGTATGTAATTTATCCAACTGTTGAGTACCACTTACATATTTTCCAGTGCCACTCAAATAAACTGATGGTATTAATTGTTTATTACCAAATAAAGAACAAACATTGTAATTTCTCCAAATGTAAGTTGTTACATCTTTAAGAGCTTCATTTAGTGTAATTGGATTTGAATAGTATAATTCATTTACTAATCTATCTGATACAATAGTAGATGGGGAATAAGTTAACCCACCATTAGCGGATGTGTTTAAAATATACATCCAAGATAAATTAGATATCAAATAATCATGGGCTGCTGACGCTGATCCTAACCCAAAAAGATAGTTGGGTTTATTTAATCTAATATTTGGTAATAGTGTCGTATCAACAAACTCTTTAAAGGCAGAAACTCCAGCAAAATCTTTTAGAGAGTAACCTAAAGGATCCAGTATCTTTTTTTGGAATTCTTGAACAGTTACATTAGTAAGATTATTTTGCTTTATAAAAAATTGCGATGTTCCTGAAAAAGTGGAGAATTGGGAACCTTTCCCGACCGCAGAAATATTAAATACAGAATTTATATTTTTTGCTAAATTTATATGAGATTCTATTATGACATCTAATGGAGAATAATCAAGACCAGATAAAGTAGTATCTTCATTGAAGTATACTTTAGGTGTTAAAATTTCTAAAACATCAACATAATTCCTTTTAAAGAATTTTCTTTCCGATGTTTCTTGATTTAATTTGAAGCTCATTATATCCCTACTACATTAATAACAAAGTTATTTAGTTGCACTATCTCATTAAAATCTACAAATATATCTGAATCAAAATTATCTACAGTAGCAAATCGAATTTCTTGTATCGACAATATTGATCTAACTACTTCAGATAAATACACAGGTTTTCCAAAATCAAAATTATCAACACTAAAATATTGTAACAATTGATTTCTAACTTTAGCTTTTATATTTTCCTCATTAGTTAGTAAATACTTATCTACTGTAATCGTTACAACCAAATCTAAAGTTCTAATGACACCATCAACAATTACAACTTCATCTGTAAGCATTTTCTTAGAATCTATAGCCTCTAGTAAATCCTTTTTAAATTGAACTGTAGCTTGTTGTAACTGAATATTTGATGCTACTTGCAGTAAATACAAGTCAATTATATTAGCAGAACTATAAGCATCTCGAACTACCGCTTTAGCTTTTCCAGTTGCTCCGCTATTACCCGCAAAAGTATTTGCAAAAGTAGCATAATCCTGTGCAGTAACTAATCTGTCCTGTGTTTTAAATACTAGAGGTCCATACTTTTTAGCTTTTTGAACTGTTTCTGCATCTTGACCTCCTGAAGCTACTGAGGTATTTTCAACTACCCCTGATTCTCCACCATCAGCAGATATTGTAACATTTATAACTTCATTAGCAATATTTCCTCTAGTTCCACCCCCTATTCTATATGTTATTGTATAAGTAGAATTTACAGGAACT